GCCGGAACCGCATCGGAAAGCGTCCATTCCATGCGACAGCATTACAATATCATAGTTGAGCTTATTAGTCAAGATATGCAGCTCTTTGGGGCTGTCTTTTTTGCACTTCCAGAGAGTGAAATATGCTTGGTATACCAGTTTGTAACCGGTTGGTCTACCACTTGGAAACCCAGAGAAGAATAGAAAAGAGAAGAGAAGAATAGAAAAGAATATATATTATATCTTGTGCATTTCGCAAGCGGATGCACAACTTTTTTATTGGGGTTGACACCTGCGAAATATTGGACTAATATATTAACCATGGAAAGTGAATAGGGCAGTATATAGCCGAATTATAATATATACATTCTTGGTAGTCCTTAGAGACCGTGACCCGTAAAGCAGATATACGTTACTGCATACGGCGATCGGTCTTTTTTATTTATATTTTTACAGTTTGGAGGTGAACGGAAATGAAAGATAATACAGATATTACATCTACTGGAATAGAGATATACAGGCATGACATTAATTATTACGCTGATGAGTATATCAAAAATGAATTAGAGATAGATCATGTGAATCAGGAAAGTAAAAAGATCGTAAAAGATAGCTTTGTAGATATGCTTTTTTATATCTCAGATCGTATATCTAAGCCTGATAATGCTGATATCAAAGCATTAGATAATATATTTAGTGTGTATGTGAGATTGTGTAGTAAATATAGTGTCAATCCTACATTGGAAGCATTTAGTTTCTTGGTGGATATCAATAGGGCAACGTTTACATCATGGAACAATGGTGATTATCGGACTCAGGAACACTCTGACACGGTTAAAAAATGGATGAACATTTGTAAAGGCTTTTTAGTGAATAATCTGGGGAATAGCAAGGGAACGGATGCCAATAAGATATTCATCGCCAAAGCTGCTTACGGCATGGCAGAGACGAAAGCAGTGGAGCAAGAGCAGATCACAGGAGCGAAAAAGAGTATTGAACAAATCGCTGCCGACATCGGAGCAGATCCCAAAGCACTTCCAGGTGATGCGGATACAGATGATCCGGTTGACTTATTTTAACAAGCGTGTAGCACATAATGCTAAACTAAAATTAAATAACAATATATTGTGTTTGTTCAAAATAGCATACAAAATATAGTGCATAATCTATACTGAAAATGGTTATTTATCGTATAGATACATATGTTCGGGTTGCTGATGCACCGCTTGCATTTTAGCATTGCTTGTTGCTGGAGATCCCCCGGCAGGGGTTGTAGTGGATGGTACACCCGGCACAGCCTCACCCCGAAAAATAACGACCAAAAACAAAAAGGCTCTTTTGGAGGATGGATATGTTAATTAAAATTACGATGATATTAGTCGTCATCAGCTTTGCACTTCTGATAACGTCAAGGATGTATGTTAGGACGCTAGGCGTTACAGATCAGCTAAGAATTTCTGTGAAAAAGGAATACAAAAAGGGAGAGGAAATACTCTTTACCCTGTTCGGATTTACCGTCATGGTTACATTCGTGATGGTGATCGTAACGGTTATCAGTTTAATTATTAAATGCCTGTAGGATACGTCTTGAAAGGATAGCAAATGACAACAGTAAATATTCTTGGAACCGAATATAGAGTGATTAGGGAGTCATTCAAAGATAAAGATATCGATGGCTACTGCGATTATACGTCAAGAGAAATTAAAATCAGGGATGATAACGTCAATGAGGTTGGTGATTTTGATGAGTTGATGAGAAAGCAGTTGCGGCATGAAATCATTCACGCTTTCCTTGCTGAAAGTGGATTGCAAGCAAACTTTGAGCATTACAAGCAGTTCGGACACGAAGAGACAATTATTGACTGGATAGCCATTCAGTTTCCGAAGATGATAAAAGCTTTTGAGAGCGTGAATGCGCTTTAGGAGAATGTGCGATGGGTGTGAAAGATAAGAGAAGATATGTATGTGGTGGATTTCCTCCTGTTGGGAATTTTTACATCCAACAGGATTCGGATCTAATCTGTGATGATCTGATCGAAGAATTGGCAACAATACCAACTTCAATGCTAAAACAGAAAATGAGAAACATAGACAACTTATTGGACGCATCTACGGTTTTCTATGGAACGTTTGGAACATTTAATGTAAACACTTTGCCATGTTACTCGATTGGTTCAAATAACTGGCGGAAACTTCACGGATTGCGAATGCGGAGGAGATACCGGAAATGATAATCAACTTAATTTTCTTGATTGCAAATTTGATAATGGCAGCAATGTTTACTTCTATGCTGTACTTCATGGTGAAAGCTCGTAGAGATGGAATTAACATTGGAATCACGGTAGGATTGTTGTTAATATCTGTTGGAAATTTATTATATTTTGTAGCACAGGCGGTGAGTTGAGATGTTTGTAGTATTTGTAGGTGCCTTAACCGTATTTTTGATTATTGGAATGCTTTTGGCTTGGGTAGGAAATAAAATCTTACTTTCAATCCTTAAAGATAATGCGAAAGCAGAAAAAGAAATTAAAGAGAGGAAAATGGACGAATGAAGAAAAAAAGGAATAGTCGCGGTAGTAGTGGCTGCAGCTGTTATCGGTGCAGCGTTCACGGTCAGTTCGTGCAAATTGATTAAGACTGGACAGACTGGTATAGTCTACACGTATAGGGATGGAGTACAGAAAGAAACGCTTTCACCGGGATTGAATTTTGTAGGTCCGATGAAAAAAGTAAAAGAGTTCTCAACAAGTAATGAAATCTTGGTAATGTCGAAAGACAAGAGAGAGGGCAGCAAGGGAGATGACTCTTTTAAGGTTGCTACTTCTGATGATGCAAGTATTGCAATCAGTTTTTAGATGTCATATCGATACAACCCGGATACGCTTGTAGATACATACAAGAAGTTCAAAGGTATGGACGGTGACGATATCATCGAAAGCCGTGTGAAGCCTGTTCTGAAATCGAAAATTTCAGAGATTACAACGAATTATTCCATGATGGATATTTACTCTGGAAACAGATCAAAACTCAATTCTGAGCTGACTGATTACCTGAATAGCGAATTTTCCGATAAGTACGGAATTGAAGTTCTGGATGCATCAATCATTGATGTTCACCCAGACAAGAAACTGAAAGAAGCTATTGATAATCGCGTGACTGCATTACAAGAAAAGCAACAAGCAGAAGCTGAACAGGAAAAAATCAAGGTTCAGAAAGAGACTGAGAAGATTCAGGCTGAAACAGATGCACAGATTCAGATTACGAAAGCTCAGGCTGAAGCTGAGTCAAATAAAATCATCAGTGCTTCGATTACGGATGAGCTGATTCGGATGAAAGAAGCTGAGGCAAGAAACAAATTTGGATGGGTAACTGTTCAAGGTGCAGACACGGTAGTAACTGATGGAAAATAGTCAGTAAAGACTCTAAAATCTTCAACTACTGCTTGAGGAACAAAAGAGCGGCGTGTAGGTTGGCGGTAAGACGATACGAACCTTAAACAACCGCATAGTGCAACGCACGGCACGATAAATATTGTTGCTAACCGTCAGATGGCGGTTAAAGGAATTGTAGTCCAACTGGTAGAACACTGATCGCGACAGAAACGAGGGTTCGAGTCCTTCCGATTCCTAGAGGTGAAACTCAACCCAGTATCTTTGCGGAGATACTGACAGTGATAGGCTGTAACTCTTTTTTAATTTTATATTTATGGCGGTTTGGCAGACCGCTAAATAAGCCGTATTCCCATAATGGTATTGGAGATGGTTGCTAACCATTCGGTCGGAAACGACTTGGAGGTTCGAATCCTTCATACGGCGTTTGCAGATGAGTGGAACGGAATACCACGCAAGAGTCATGATCTTGAAATAGTCGGTTCGACTCCGACATCTGCTATTTCTGAGCTTCGCGGTTCTCAGATAAATATTTTTTCGGACTCCCCACCCTGAATCAAAATATAAAAACCGCGATATGCTACCATAGCTCAAATGGATAGAACAGTTGATTACGAATCAACAGGTTTTCGGTTCGAGTCCGAGTGGTAGCTTTCTCCGGGGAGTGGAATTTCCTGGAGACCTTTTTCTTTCATAGTGATTTTCCAGTGTACTGTATAGTTTAAGCGGCAGAATGATTAGCGAATGGCTAATAGGTTTCGGTTCGATTCCGAATGCAGTAATTTTATCGGGTAATAGCTCAACGGTAGAGCAACGGACTTTGACTCCGTATGTTGGGGTTCGATTCCCCATTACCTTGTAGGTCGATAGTTTAATTGGCAAAACAGCGGTCTCCAAAACCGCAATTATAGGTTCGATCCCTATTCGGTCTGTTCAAACATGATTAACTCAGTGCAGATGGATTTTTCAATCCTGCTGAGATGCAATGATAGCGAGATAGGTTAATTCGGGATACTGGATTAACTGATTCTTTCCAGTGGAAGTGATTTCATTGGTGGAGACGGAAACCGTCAACAATGCTTTGCAGTGTATCATCATAGAGAAGTTAAATGCAGAATCCTTGTGGTCAGCGTAGAATAGACGCTTGCGGTGCAAGAATAATCCGGTGATGTGAGTAGTGTGAGAGACTACGGACTAACCGGAAATCTCAAGTAAGCTGATTTGCCTTGAATCCGAGAAATCAGAGTATAACACAAGAAATTCGTTAAAGTAGCGGTATGGCAAGTTCTTAATTCGAACAAAATGTTTTAAAGGCGATAAGAAAAACATTAAATTCTCTGAAAGAACCGTGAAATTTGTGGGTATCAATCCCATGTGTGCTTAGACAGTGGTAGGAAGCCAAGAGTCGCTCTCAGAAGCTCAGACCTATCATCACAGTGGCAGAATATGACTTTTACCGTGGTGAATAAGAGGAAACTCTAATCATGTTTTATTGGCATATAGTTCAGAGGCAGAACGCTTGGCCGTTAACCAAGATGTCGCTGGTTCGATTCCGGCTATGCCAGTTTTAGAAAAGGAGCGTGATGAAATGAAAGTGTATGTGATCACATCTGGTGAATATTCTGATTATGGAATTCGTGCTGTAGAAATAGACCGAAATCGCGCAGAATGCATATGTGCGACATTAAATAAAGATATTTTCTATGACAGGTATGAGATAGAAGAGTACGACACTGATGCTATTCAATTCGATTCAAATAAAAAAGTAATGGAATGCTATGTTGCGGAGTTTGATTATTGCACGTTGAATGAAGTGCATATAGCATCCCCGTTTATTTCGTTCGAAAGAAATGAAATCAAAATGTTTAATCAAAATGGGAAAAGATATATCCGTATAACTGCTACATTTGCAAAAGGAACGCCAATGGAAAAGGCGAGAAAAATCATGAAAGATAGAGTAGCGAAATGGAAAGCAGAATGGGAGGGACTATAGAAAGGAGAAATGAACGATGACATTTAAAGAAGCATTTGAAGCAATGAAACATGGAGCAAAAGTAAAACTTCCGTCATGGTCTGGATATTGGTTTTGGTGTATTCCGGCACAGTCAATTTTGATGCATACGAAAGATGGTAAGGACATTGATATCCGAAGCACCGAGTGTGTGGATTACACATTTACAAATATTTGTTCCAATGAATGGATTTTTGCGAATGGTACGAACTGTCCAGCACTTGGTGGCATGAATACATTTTCATTCCATGAAGCTATGAAACAGGTGAAGAACAAGAAGCGTGTAAGACGATTAACATTTGAGTCAGACACATTCTTGCAACTTGCACGAGCCACTTTCGGAGCCTGTCTTGATGGCAAAAGGGAAGACAGATTTGATAGCAAAGAATACTCTATCATAAAAGCCTGTGAATCTGAAAAAGATTCTTATTACACAAAATGTGAGCAGTATGTGCCGACACAGACAGATATGCTTGCAGAAGATTGGGTATTTGCAGAGTAGGAGGATTAATCATGAAGAAAGCAATGTTAAGTCAGCCAATGGCTGGAAAGACTGATGAGGAAATCGTAGCAACAAGAGAGAAAGCAATTAAGGTTCTTGAAGAAAAAGGATATGAAGTTGTGAATACTCTTTTTACAGATGAATGGTACAGTGCCGATGCAATGGAAAAACGTGGAGTAGTTCAGATTCCATTATGTTTCCTTGCTAAGTCCTTAGAGAATATGTCTCTGTGCCATGCAGCGTACTTCTGTAAAGGCTGGGAGAATGCAAGAGGATGCCGGATAGAACATGATGCTGCGGTTGCTTATGGTTTGGATATTATTTATGAGGAGGCTTAATCATGATTATCACAGGAATGGACCACTTTCAGAGTGTATGTAAGAAGAAACTTGTTGAATGGTATAACAATAATGGACAGGCAGATACTCCACAGACGCCACCGATTGATTTAAGCAATGTATTTATCGTTTGGTCGTGTAAAACCTTGCAGAACTATAAGTGCCTTGCTTCAACCGATATCAGTGGAGATGGTATTTATGCTGAGTACACATATAACGGGGACAAACAGGAGCTGTATGAAGATGTGTATGGAAAGATTACAAACACTTGTCATACAGCGGAATAACATGATCGTTAATGGTTGGTATTACTGTCCGGCTGGTCATAAGACTGGACAGCGGATAGAGAAACATTCCAATATTGAGAATACGCCGATTTGGTGTAAGCACTGTAAGAAAGCGTATTATCCAGTGATTAAGGATGGAAAGATAATTAGTGCCAGAGCCTAAGAGCCAGAGCTGATATTTGTGAGAAATTGCAGATATTGGCTCTTTTTTGATTTAGGGAGAAACATGGAGTTTAGAGAGTATAAGAGGTTAGCAAACGCATTGAAAATGCAGGATACAAATAAATATAGTACATGGGATAATATTATGCAGTTGTGCCTGAATATGTATGAGGATAATCATGACTATCTGCAATACTGCCTGAAACTCTCAAAGGCGGTTAAGTTATCGGCTCAGAGATTACTGATAAAGAATCAGGATGTGCGGTTTGAAACCTTGTACTGGCAAGCTTTAAAGTTTGAGGCACCTCATTTGTTTGACAGCTATCTACTTTATCTTGAGCGAAAACGATTAGAACAGGATCGCTTCTACTCCCCGAAAAGGAAACAACTGAATAAGCATGGATTGATTCAGGCAATGCAGGATCTTGAGGATGACAAACTTGACATCCTTTCAATTTCCATGCCACCGGGAACGCAGAAGTGTCAACCTTTATATTCAAAGATATTGACGCCAAATGGATTTATACAAATGGGGGACGTCAAAGTAGGTACAAAGGTAATTTCTGGAACAGGAAAAGTAGCAACCGTGCTTAGTATCTCACCAAGAAAGAAGCGAAAGATGTATGAGGTGACCTTCGATGATGGTTCCAAGACGAGATGTTCGGATAATCACTTATGGACGGTACAAACAAGAGATGATCGCAGACGAAAGAATAAAGATGGTAGCGAAAAATACAGGACAGTAGAGCTGTCTGAAATGCTTAAAAATTACAAGTTGGAGAATGGAAAGAGAAAAAATTATTCAATAGATTATGTTCCTAAGATCGATTGTTTTGAGAAAAAAGAATTTTCCCTGCACCCGTATGTTGTCGGTGCACTTATCGGAGATGGCGGATTAACTGGTGGTAGTGTTTTGCTAAGCTCTGTAGACAAAGAATTGTTGGATAGATTTGACAGTTTTTTACCTGATGGATATAGCTTGAAATATAAAGAGAGATGTACATATTTTGTTAGTGGACATGAAGGCGATAATGCAAAAGTTGGAAGCTTAGTCAGAAAAGAACTTGATAGGCTCGGATTATTCGGAAAGAAGAGTATAGATAAATTCATACCGAAAGATTATCTATATGGAAGTTATGAGCAGAGATTGTGGCTTTTGAGAGGTCTTATGGATACAGACGGATCTGCTTCAAAATATTATTGTACATACGCTACAATTTCAGAACATCTTGCAAATGATGTATGCGAACTTGTTCATTCTCTTGGAGGTTATGCAAGTAAAAACAAACGTAAAGCCGGATATAAGAAAAATGGTAAGTATAAACAATGCAATGATTATTTTGAGATTATCATACAATTTACCTCTGGCATGGATAGTATATTTTCTCTGACAAGAAAAGCTGAAAAATATACTCCAAAAAGAAAAGTTATGAAGAGATTCATATCAGAGATAGAATACATCGGTGAAGAAGAGTGCCAATGCATTTACATTGATGATGAAAGTCATTTATATATTACAGATGATTATATCATTACGCATAACACCACTCTTGAAAAGTTTTTCTGTTCATGGATAATCGGAAGACACCCGGATGATTTCAGTTTGTTTTTCTCACACAGTGGAGATATTACCAGAATGTTCTATGACGGGGTTATGGATATTACAACGAACTCAGATGAATATTGCTGGCAAGAGATTTTCCCAGACGTGAAATTTCATAGCACAAATGCCAAGAGAGAAACCATAAATTTCAATAAATACAAACCGTTCTCAAATATCCAGTGTACATCTGTTGGAAGTAAGAATGCCGGTAAAGTCCGTGCAAATAGATATCTGTATTGTGATGATTTGATTGGTGGTATCGAAGAAGCATTGAATAAAAATATTCTGGACAAGCTTTGGAGAATCTACGGTACTGACGCCAAACAGAGAAAAATGGATGGCTGCAAAGAAATCCATATTGCTACGAGATGGTCCGTGCATGATGTCATTGGGCGACTAATTGATATTTACGATGGAAATGACAGGGCAAGATTTATTGCCATACCGGACATAGACCCTATCACTGGGGAGTCGAATTTCGATTACAAGTACAATGGTTTCAGCGTTGAGTTTTTCCATGACCAGGAACTCACAATGGATGAGATCACCTACAAGTGTCTGTATAAGAATGAACCTATCGAACGTGAAGGACTCCTGTATACAGATGAAGAATTGCGGAGATTCATTACGTTGCCGGTTACTGAGCCTGACGCTGTATGGGGCATCTGCGATACGAAAAATAAAGGTACTGACTATTTGTTTTTGCCTTGTATGTTGCAGTACGGAAACGACTTTTATCTTACAGACTGTGTTTGTGATGATAATTCCAATTACGGAATCCAGTATGAGCGGACATCGGATTTGATAGTTAATACTAAAATGCAACAGTGTCAGTTCGAGTCAAACAATGGTGGGGACCGTGTAGCACTTGAAGTAAGTAAGCTTGTTGAGCAAAAAGGCGGTGCCTGCAACATAACCACAAAGTACACGGAATCTAATAAGGAAACAAAGATTATTGTCAATGCAGATTGGGTAAAGAAGCACGTCCTCTTTAGGGATCGTGAACATTATAAACCGAAAGATGATTACGGAAGAATGATGGGATTTCTGTTGAGTTATTCAGTGCGTGGGAAGAATCCACACGATGATGTGCCGGACGGATTGGCGAGTTTTGCATTATTTGTTACAACTGGTTTCGTTAGGGCGGCACAAATTATACAAAGTCCAATTTAAGGAGGATACAGAGAATGGAAATTACGAGAAGAGATATCGCAAATTATAAGTTACTTGGAATCCTTCTTGAAAAGGATAAGAAAAAGCTTGAACGGTACATAGAAAAGCGTCCATCTTATTATTCAGGAAAGGTTTATGGGTCAAATCCGCAGTTCCCGTATGAAACAAGAGGATTTACTATTACTGGGTGTGCGGAGTATGAGCGGCAGCAGATGAAGAAATGGGAAGAAGATTGCCGAATAATTGAAGAGCAGATCCAATCAGACATTCGGTATCTGAATGAGCTGGAACTTGCGATTGACAATGTGATAGCAAATTGCAAAGACGTCGAGGACAAGGCGATTCTTGAGTACACAAAGGACGGGTTGTGTCAACAGGAGATTGCAGAAATAATGTGTATGGAGCGTTCTACTGTATCAAAGAGGTTGTCAAAATATGTTTCCCGATAAGGTTTCACACAATTCACAATTAAGAGTGCTATACTTATAATCGAAGAAATTGTAATTCGTTCATTTTTTCAAGGATTGAGTCTTGCGTGGCGTCATCACGTGAGGCTCTTTCTTTTTTACACAAAGGTAGGTGAGATTCGGTGTCCGAGGACAATAAAGCATATGTATATCCTGAATTAACTGGCAGACGCCGGATTTATACGGATGTGGAAAAGATTACAAAAGAAAATATCTTTCAGGTGTTGGAAGAAGCGATGCTTGTCCACATGGAAAATGCAAACAATATGGTTACCTTGATGCGGTACGAAAAAGGTATTCAGCCACTTGTGAGAAAGAAAACGATCCGTAAGGACGTTGATATTAGAGTACAAGATAATCTCGCAAACCAAATTACCGAGTTTAAGCTCGGATATGTTTGGGGGCAGCCAATCACCTATGTGCAACGTGGAAATAAGGATTTGAGCAAATCTACAGATAAACAGAATGATTCACAGGATGATGCGATTTCCATGTTGAATGAGCTGAATGATTCAGAATATGCTTTTTCAAAAGATCAGGAGCTTGGCAGATTTGTTGAAATTAACGGAATTGGTTATCAGTTCGTTGATATCAAAAAGGTTTATGATGGTTTAGCTCCATTTGATCTTGCAACGCTAAATCCCTTGTTTACGTTCTGCATCTACAGAAATTCAGCGTTACAAGAAAAGATTGCTGGTGTTACTTTCCGCAGGACGAAGGACGGAACGGTGTACTATACAGTGTTCACGCCGGATACTCGCTATGAGATTAAAGATATGCGAGAAATTATAAATGGAAATAAGCCTGAAAATCCGTGGTCATTTATGGGGAGAAGCGGAGAGGCAAATCCGTTCGGCAAGATCCCGATTGTGGAGTTTAACCGGGCAACGGACAGAATGGGATGCTTTGAACGGCAGATTTCTGATATGAACGCACTGAACGTAGAGGTGTCTGATTTCGCCAACAGCGTAGCACAGACAACTCAGGAAGTATTTTTTGGTACAGGATTCGACTTGCCGAAAGATAGTGATGGTAAAACTCAGTCTCCTATTGGAGGGCAATGGATTATCGCACCGCAGAGTGGGAATGGTGGAACGCCAATGTTAAAGGCTGTTTCAAGCACATTTGATTATCAGGGCGTGCAAGAAAATATCGTAAGCAAGCGTAACATGATTTTACAAAAGGCTTACGTCCCAATTCAGACAGATCCCGGTGGCGGCTCTACTGGATCTGCAATGAATATGTCTTCTGGTTGGAGTGCTGCTGAAAACAGTGCTTGCAAGGAAGAACAGATTTTACGCCGAGGAAAAGCGGAGATTGTAGAACTTGAACTGATTGCAATTCAAAAAACAAACAGTATCCCATATGACAGTCCGCTTCGGGAATTAAAGTTTTCTGATGTTAAGCCAAAATTCATCAGGAACAAGACTTATGATCTTGCTACAAAGGTTAATTCAATGGTTGCAATGATTAATTCCGGAGTGCATGGACGTGTCGCTATGGAGCAGGTTGATTTATTCCCAGATGTGGCACAGGCATGGGCTGACAGTCGAAAAACGATTGAACAGTATCAGGAATCGCTTATAAAGAAAGATACTCAGCAGCAACCACAGAAAAGGGAGATGGCTGACCTGTCCGATCAAACGGGCAATTCACCGATTTTAGACGGAATGAGTACCAATGATGGCGGTGGTGACGATGTTCAAGAATCTTAGATTTGATGAATTAAACGCTCTTGTCCAAAATAAACGAAGTATGCCTTTTGAACAGTATTTCGGAGAAATGAATCTTACGGAAGATGACAAGGCCGAAAGAATCAAGATTGCACAAGAGCTTGAAGATAATTTCATTGTAACTATGACCTTATTATTTACAATGACTCAGGCAGGGAAAATCCATTACGAGATTGTTCGTAAGCAAATTGAAGATTCTTATTTGGAAACTTTACGGAAATATACGGACGTTGACAAATATCTTTCTACCTATATCAAAGGTTTTTCCTATGATGTTATTGATAGCACTAGGAAACACAAGGATCAGCCTTATTACTACTCATTAGACAGGGCAAAATATATGGCTGAAAATGAAGTCAATACAGCTACCAATCATACAAGATATATGGAGGCCGTTAATTCCGGGCGAACCATGAAACGATGGGAGTCGATTATGGATGAGGTGACAAGGGGGGATCATCGAGATATTAATGGCAAATATATCCCGATAGGACAGGCTTTTCATGTTGGGGATTCATGGATGTTATTCCCAAAAGACATGTCGATGAATCCTAGTCTGAATCAAGTGGTAAATTGCAGATGCACAGTTATTTATTTTTAGAAATTACAGTCACAAAAATGTGGCTGTTTTTTTATATGGCACAGAGAAGTGCCTTAACAAACGCGAAAGTCAGAGAAGACTATAATCGCGAAATGTAACTGATGAGAGAGAACTCTAAACGCGAAAGAAAGGAACATGATAATTATGGAAGACAACAAAAACCTTGAAGGACAGGGGCAGCAGAATCAGGAGCCAAATGCTACTACAGATGAAAAAGAGCCTACCGTAGAAGAGCTGATGGCACAGCTTGCTCAGGAAAGAGCCAATAGTGCGAAATTACAGAATGACTACAACAAGGCATCCTCGGAGGCTGCCAACTACAGAAAGCAGTTAAAAGCTAAACAGACGGCAGAAGAGCAGGAAGAAGAAGCCAAAAGAGAAGCAGAAGAAGAACATAAGAAGTACGTCAAAGGTCTGGAAGATACCATCAAAATGACAAATGCTACAAATCGCTATCTTGCACTTGGAATGTCAGGAGACATGGCTAAGGATACTGCACAGGCAGAGCTTGACGGTGATATGGTTAAAGTTACTGAGAACATGAGTAAATTCAAGGATGCTTCAATTAAAGAGGCTGAGACAGAATGGCTCAAGAGTAGACCGCCAGTAAATGCCGGACAAGGTGAAGATGAAGAGACTGATTTATTCCTGAAAGGATTCAACGGTTAATCTTCCTATATATACCGGGCACATAAAGATGTGTTCGCTGATTTCAAAAAGTTAGAAAAGGAGAATAGAAATGGCTGTTAATTACGCTGAGAAGTATTCACAGATTGTGGATGAAAGATTCAAAATTGGTGCACTTACATCTGCGCTTGTAAACTACGCATATGACTGGGTTGGAGTTTCCACGGTAAAGGTATTTTCTGTACCGACTGCAACAATGGGAGATTACAAAACAGAGGGTGCTAATAGATACGGAACACCGGCAGAGCTTGAGAATGAAGTTCAGGAGATGGTTCTTTCCAAAGACAGAGCCTTCACATTCACAATCGACAAGAAGAGTGAAGATGACACAATGGGAACAATGGCTGCGGCTGCTGCGCTGAGACGTCAGATTGACGAGGTTATTATTCCTGAGATTGATACATACCGTATCGCAAAACTGGTTGCAGGAGCAGACGTATCACACGTTGTTAAAGACGTTGCTGTGACAAAAGCTAACGCATATGAGAAATTCCTTGCTGTGCAGGAGATTCTTGACAATGCTAAAGTGCCGACAGGCGGAAGAGTTTGTATCGTAACTCCGGGTTACTACAATATGCTGAAACTTGACGAAGCATTTACAAAGAAAGGCGATATGGCTACAAAACTTGCTATCACGGGACTTGTAGGTGAAGTTGATGGAGTTCTTATTATCAAAGCTCCTGCATCTTACTTCCCTGAGAAAACAAACTTTGTAATCACTAACCCAGTGGTTATGCCATCACCAATTAAACTTGCTGAGTACAAGATTCATGAGGATGCACCGGGAATTTCTGGTAGCCTCGTAGAAGGACGTGTTCGCTACGATGCTTTTGTTCTGAATCAGAAGAAAGATGCTATCGGTGTTTGCCAGAACCCAGCAGACTAAGGAGTAAGAGATAATGATTATCACATTTGAAAAAAATGGAGTTAAGATGAGCGTGGGGTCTGAAATTCAGGCCTCCGCATTTGCGTTAAGTGGATGGAAACGGGTGGTTCAGAAAGCCACTGATTCCGAGACAAAAAGAAGTGGAACGGCAGATGAGAAACAGAGGGCAGGACGACCACCAAAGAAATAGGTGATTGCATGGACAGCTTAGTATATGAAATAAGTGAAGAATTGATCGAGGAATTGTGCATATCGGAAAGTGCTGATTTGTTGGCTCTTAATTCCAAGATCAAAAATGCCTATCGAGAGGTAAAGAGGATAAGAAGTTATCCCGATGAATATAGCGATGAGATGATAGAAAAGGATATGGAGCGGTATTACTCCAATATTCGCAATCTTGCACTGTACGACTATAATCAGATTGGTGCTGAGGGGGAAAGTTCTCATAATGATAACACTGGAACTAGGACATGGGTTCAGCGAAGCACGTACCTTGAAGGAGTTGTTGCTATATGCACAGTGGTTTGAGAAAGGTATAGGTGATCCGATTATCTCCCGGCAACAGGGTTAAGTTGCAGAAGATTGTGCGTGACCAATACGGTGACTGCCGGAAAGGTCGCAGGGACATATACGCATTTTAGGTGGAGGGTAGCGTATTGAGAAACTTGAAAAGAAATACACAGAAATTATGGTATGCAAATTACGTCAAAGACGTACATATTTTGGATGAAAATGGTGACGATACAGGAGATTGCGACAGTGGTTACAGTTCTCCTGTATCTTTTTATGCTTCATTGTCAGCAAGCCGTGGAACTGCGTATGCAGATGTGTTTGGAACGAACCTTGACTATACAAGAACGTTGTCCACAGTAGAAAATCTTCCGATTACAGAGGAGTCTCTTATTTGGAAAAACAAACCGACTGTGAATGCGGATGGCACTATTGACGATAAAACGGCGGACTACACTGTTGCTGGCATTGCAGACGGCTTGAGTGGTGTCGTCGTCGCACTGAAAGTGAGGAAAAAGAATGCCTAAGTACACAGTGGGACTGTCAGCGAAAGATTTCAGAGAGCTTGGTCGAAAAGTTCGGCTATACAACAACCGGATACAGGAGAAATGTGAAGAGTTCGCTTACAGGCTTGCGGAAGAAGGCATAGCGATTGCTCGTATAAAAATATCAGGTAAGGATGCTATTTACACGGGAGAGCTTTTAAACAGCCTGAAACTTGAGCAGGGAGATATCATCTACAATGGTGCTACATATGTTATTTATACTGATTGCCCGTGGGCTGCATATGTTGAGTTTGGAACAGGAGTGATGGGAGAGAAAACACCTCACCCTAACAAGTCCATTGCAGGATGGAAGTATGACGTGAATAATCATGGCGAAGCCGGCTGGTACTACTTTAAAGACGGAGAATGGCACTGGACAAACGGTATGATTTCCCGTCCATTCATGTATGAGACTGGACAGCAGTTAAGGAATATGGGTGTGATAAGCAGTATTGCAAAGGAGGTGTTTGGAAGTGATTGACGCATCTAATAGGGTTCTGACCAACATAAAAACATATGTGGCAGAAACCTGTAAAAATGTATCCAATTATTCCAGCAAGTCACCACCATCATTTCCGGCAGTATCAGTCGTGCAAATTGACAACACGGATGCTTGCATGGATCTTGATAATTCAGAGAATGCTGTAAAATCGGTGATGGAAATTCAGTGCTATTCCAATAAGAACATTACCGAATCAAAAAATATCATAAATCAATGTTGCGATGCTATGAGAAAAATGGGGTATGCTCGGTCATACGGTCCAAAACCCGTTGAAAATGCATCAGACACAAACATTTATCGTACTGTGGCGAGATTTAACAGACTTGTTGCATCGGTGGATGAAATAAAGAAATTTGAAACTAAGGGAGCGTAAAACTCCCTATTTTAATGTGTATTTTACCGGATGTCGCTAGGAGACATTCGCTGACCGCAATAGTTAGCGGTAGAAAGGAAGAAGAAATGGCAAACGCAGAAGTAAAAGCATTGAGTACGATTAATACAGTCCTGAAATGTGGTGACACTGGTGCAACGGTTGCAAAGCTGTGTCCTATTAAGAACTACCCTGATCTTGGTGGAGATCCTGAGAAAATTACAGTAACCGATTTGGACGATGAGGATGAAGCGTCTATTCCAGGAGTTCGCAGTGCAGACGATATGCAGTTCACAGCGAACTACACGAAAGAAACACATAAGGCAGTTCTCGCAAAAGCTGGTAAGAAGCAGGTGTTTGAGCTGGATTTCGGTGCTGATGGTAAAGATGGTCAGTTCTCTTGGACAGGAGTTCTGAGCGTAAAGGTCAACAGCGGTGATGTAAACGCTGCACGTGAAATGACCATTACGATTGTAAGAGACTCTGCGATCGAATCAGAAGCGGCAGCCACAGCATTCGCATCTTAATATGCTGATACTGTTTAACATTGGAATTTGCTAGAGCCGCCTGGTGGCGGCTCTTATTTTTTATCCAGTGTGTCGTAAAGCCCCCTGCTTTAGCTATGGGGATATAAGACTGAATAAAGGACTGCAAATGCAGTCAGCATAGTAAACGTAAAACAATAGAACATATGAACTGCACCGCAGGGCATACGGGAACAGTATAATCTAGCTTGTGGACACTGTGTAAGACATTGAGATACCGAATGGTATCAGCCAATGCAGTAGTGGTTGAAGCAAGAATTCCCATGCTTTATCTGTGGGGAGTGTCAATAGGAGAGTTAAAAATGGTAAAGGTAACGATCAACAGAAAAGAATACAGAGTAAAAGAAATGCAGTTTGGAGAATACGCAAAGATGGAAGAACAGGGATTCTCAATCATTGATGCGTTCCGTAAGAAACAGCTCTTACTTATCGCAATGGGATTTACTTGTGTGGCGGCAGACTGCGATCGTGAGGAGGCTGAGAGACTGATTACTCAGCACGTACTTGGCGGTGGAAACATTGTTGATATCACAAATGCTTTTGCGGAGGCAGTGTCAGAATCTGATTTTTTCCAAAAAATGCTCGGAATGACTCAGGACGAGCAGGAGACTCCGAAGAAAGCTACGAAGTCAAAGAAAGTAGCAGACGAGGAAACAGAGGAAGATTAATTAAAGCGGAAAGCTATACGCAGTTCATTTATGAGTATTGGCTGCCAATAGCAGCTAGATGTGGAATTGGCTACTCGGAATTTTGGAATATGACTCCGAGAGCGTTGAACATCTACAAGGAACAGCAGGAAGATCGTGAGCGTGAAGTGGCTGTAATGCAGGATATATCTGCATGGATGAATGGACTCTATGTACTGAAAGCGATTGGATGTGTCTTGTCTAAAAAAGCATCATACCCTGAAAAGCATATGATTGTTGGAAATGAATATTCGGAGGAGCTGACAGAGGAAGAACTGGAAGAGATCATTGACCAAAATACGCAAATAGCAGCAGCTAATTTCGCAGCATGGGCGAATAGGACAAACAATACGGACTCGAGGTGAGAGCAGTGGAAAATGAAATTGACAGACTTGAAATAGTCGTTGAGACAGAGGCGAGTCGTGCCACTCGAGCATTAGGAGCCTTATATAAAAAACTTGAAAAAGTAGCAAATTCACTTGAAAAGGTCATGATTATGGCTCAAGGTGGATTTTCTTTCAAAAACGTTGATTTTGATAAACTGCTTTCCGGTGATGCCATGAAAGCGTCCGCCAAAAAACTTGGCAGGGATTTAGCAAATGATCTCATAAGGAATTTCAATCTAAATCTTGCGGGTGCAGACGTTCAGAATCAGGTAAAATCCCTTACGAAAAAAATCGCCAAGGGGCTTGCGGCAAATTCCGGCAATCCTTACAAAGGCTTTGCGGAAGATATTGAAGAGTTGGGAAATCTTACTGCGAAGAACGGTTCTATCGCAAAAGAGACGGCTGACGAATATAGAAGGCTCTATGAGTGGATTAATAAGTCAGGGAAGATTAAGTTGAACCCTGAAACTGCGAAATCCATTGGAGATAGCTATAAGGAGCGTTCTCCGATATTAAAACAGAAAATGTCAACAGGCAGCGGAACGCCTATGGATGAGTATTACTCAGCACTGCAAAGCCAGTTTCCAAGTATCTTGAAAGAAACTGGAAGTGTTGAGGATCAGTTTGCTCAGCTTGACAATGCCATGAAGCATTTTTATGACACTTCCAAAGGCTATGAAAAACCAAAGGGATTTGAAGATTCCGCTTATGACAGTGTAATTGAGGGCGTAAATAATCTCGCAACCGGCATTAAAGCTGCAAAAGAAGAGTCCAGCCAGCTTTCAAAATCTGTTAAGGGAGTTGAAGATACTGGAAAGTCTCTTGCTGAGTTGTTCGGTGCTCAGATGGATTTGTCTGGACTTGAGAGGGCGAATGAGATTGCAAATAGTCTCAAACGCAGCACTGGAAGAACTGCCGAGCAGAAAGCTACTAGAAGCGACTTGAAGTATCCGGCAGCATCGCTTGATAATCTCAATAAGAAATTCAAGGATTCTATGGTGACAACGGATTTTTCATCTATGGGAGCGATTGAGCTTCAGGGTGAAATTTCAAAATATGAACGTGCGTATACCCGTGTCAAGCAAGCAGTAAGCGATATGGTTACCCTGGAGGGTACAGACACACTAGGTGGAAAAGACTGGTACAAAAAAATTATGCAAATGAATCAGTATGAAAATGCCATCTATGCAGCGACTGAGGCTCTTGGAAAGTTAAATGCTGAAAGTAAAAAAGATTTTACTATTACACGTGAGACATCAACACCGGCTACTGCACCGACCGAGCAAAAAGGACATCCCGTTTCCGCAGAATCTGTTGGATATAACCCAGAGGCAGTGAAAGCGGTCTTCGGTGAAGAAGCTGCGCAGTATAGAAGTTTCGGCGATGCAGTTAAAGGACTTGGAGTTAATGCATCGGAAGCAGGTAGAACACTGAATGACTTAGGCTCTTCAATGAATACCCGCACAGTAAATACATTCAATGAGCAAATAAAGCGATTAAAGGAAACCCTTGGAGAATTAGCGTCTAAGGGATTTGCAGAATACGACCCGGAATATGATGCTGTTGCAAGAGAGTTAGCAGAGGTTACAGCCGCAAAGAAGCAGTACGATAAAGAAATGCGTGATGTTGCGAAATCTGAGTTATCTATTGACACGAAGACTGCACAAGAGGGAATTAATACACTTGAGTACAAAATAAAACAGTTGAAGCAAAATCTTTCAGACCTTGGAACTCAAGGATATGGACAGGGAGATTCAGAGTACGATAGAGTCGCTCTTGAACTGGAAAGGGTTACAGCCGCAAAGAAGCAGTATGATAGGCAGATGCGGACGCGTGTAAAGGCTGAAATGGGAGCTGAAGAAGCTAAACGTGCTGCTGCTGCGATGAGCCGAGCCACGAAGATTGCAAACGGGTTCAAAAGAGCTGTCGGTAATATTAAGGGTGCCGGAAAATGGATTAATTCCGTGAAAAAATCTTTCGACAAGATGGCGAAGACGATTGCAAATGCAAAGACGGTTGCGAGTAAGGCTATACATCCGATAAAAACACTAAAAGAATTAATGGGGTCAACGAATACCAAGCAATCACGGCGAGGAATGTCGATTGGAAGAATGATTGGTTCATCCATCATGTTTTCAACCATTTTTGGATTAATAAGCAAGATAAAACAGGCAATCAAAGAAGGGTCAGATAACTTAACTCAGTATAGTTCCGAGTATAACAAGAGTATTTCTGGCATGGTTAGCTCACTTCTTTACATGAAGAATGCATGGGCTGTCGCTTTTGCCCCGATTATTAATGTGGTAGGTCCATATATATCTACATTCATTGACATGATTGCAAGTGCTTTGAATGCAGTTGGCCAGTTTATGGCAGCACTCACAGGGAAAGGCTATGTCGTACAAGCCAAAAAGGCGTGGAAAGACTATGCATCTGGATTGGATGCAACCAAGAAATCAGCTAACAGTGCTGAAAAAGCTCTTAAGGATTTACAGAACTATACATTGGGAATTGATGAGCTGAACGTTGTCCAGCCGAATGATAATAGTGGTTCGTCCGGAAGTAGCGGTTCAGGCGGCAGTTCGAGCGGACCATCTCCGTCTGAAATGTTTGAAACGATTGAAGTTTCCAGTTCGATGAATAAATTGGCTGATATGTTTAAGGATGCTATAGCAAAGTCTGACTTCACTGAAATCGGAGCGATCATTGGGGATAAACTAAGTTCCGCCTTGGAGGGTATCCCGTGGGAATCTGTTTATCATAAGGCCGATAATTTTGGAAAAGACTTGGCGACATTCCTTAACGGATTGATTTCACCGAGGCTTTTTTATGATTTGGGAGGAACCGTTGCTAATTCTATAAATACAGCTTTTCATGCCGCCAATGCATTCAATATAAATTTTGACTGGTCTAATTTGGGTGCATCTTTGGCAAGTAGCATAACTGGTTTTTTTGAAAATTGGGATGCGGGACTTACGGCAGAGACTTTCAGTAATTTTGTAAAAGGCATACTTGAGTCAATGACAAGCTTTATCAACACATTAGATGATGATGAGACCTTTGAAACTATAGGGCAAAAGCTTGTGGATTTTATTTGCGGAATTGATTGGGCGGGACTCACATGGGATCTTGCTCAATTTTTTCTGGCATTATCCGATGCGTTGCTTGACTTGCCAAATGATTTTGCAAGAGGTTTCGGACAGGAAATAATCAAAAAGATGTTTGGAGAAGAGGTTGAGCTTCCAGAAATTTCATTTCCACCTACATCAGCCATAGGTATTGCAACAACGTTTAAGAACATTAGGGAAGAAGCAACAGATACGGCGATAGAAGTTGGAGCTAGATTTCAGAGTGGATGGGGAGTGGCTCAGCAGGCGTGGTCTGATGGAGATGGATTCTTTTCCGGAATTTGGCAGGGAATTCAATATGTTTTTGAGCCGGTAAGTGAGTGGTTCTCGAAGAAATTCTCTGCCGCAAAGACGCTTGCGGAAGCTCCTTTTAAATTTATTGGAACTTGGTTTTCTGAGCGTATATCCGATATCCGCAACAGTGTAAAACCTATAGCGGATTGGTTTAGTAAAACATTCCAAAAAGCCTATAGTGGCATCACCAAAATTTTTGATAATATCGGTGGATACTTTGAAAAAGTTGCGGGGTGGATTAGTAAGCCGATTAAGGGAGCGTTGGATGCGGTTCGGAAAGCTGTGAACTGGATTTACAAAAAACTTGGAGGTGACAGCGACCTGATTCCAGCATTTGCAACAGGAACCAACGGGGTTGCTCATGATACATTGGGTGTTGTAAATGACCAATCAGGTAGCACGTATCGTGAGCTGGTTCAATTCCCGAACGGAAAGACAATTATTCCTACGGGACGCAATGTGGTACTGCCTATGCCAAAGGGAACAAAAGTTCTTCCAGCTGGAAAGACAGCAGCTCTTATGCAGATGCAGAGTATGCCACACTTCAAGAGTGGTATTGGAGATCTTATAGGTAGTGCGTGGGAGTCATTCAAAAGCTTTACCGGAAATGTATTTGATTATGCAACGCATCCTAAAAAGTTGGTTCAGTTGGCTATCGACAAGTTTACTGACTTCACGGGGGCGTTAGAACCCGGACTTACTATTGCAAAGACATCCATTAATAAGTTGTTTGATTCAGTGGTTTCCAAAGTCAAGGATCTGTTCAGTGGAACAAGCATGGATTATTCGCCATCCGGTGGAGTTGAGCAGTGGAGAGAACTTGCAAAAAAGGCATTGCAGATGACAAAGCAGTTTTCAGAGGACAATCTGAATGCATTGCTGAAACAGATGCAACATGAGTCAGGTGGAAATCCTTATGCAATTAATAACTGGGATTCCAATGCAAAGAAAGGAACTCCGTCAAAGGGTCTGATGCAGGTGATTGATTCAACCTTTAAAGCGAATGCGTTAGAGGGATACAACTCCAATATTTATGACCCGTTATCCAATATGCTTGCATCTATCCGTTATACAGTATCAAGGTATGGAAGTCTGTATAGCGGTTGGACTGCAAGAGGATACAAAGGATATAAGACTGGTGGAATGCCGCTCAATGGTGAGATTTATGTGGCAAATGAAAATGGATTCGGCTCTGAGTATATCGGAAACATTGGAAATCGCCATGTGGTAGCAAATAATAGCCAAATCGTTGAGTCTGTAAGTTCCGGTGTGGAGCGTGCAAATGATGAGACGAATGCTTTATTGAGAGAGGTTATTGAATATCAGAAAGCAATACTCAGGAAAAACGTGAGTGTAAATATGGATAGTAAGAGAGTTGATAAGCAGATTTCAAAAGCACGCAATAATGCGGGCTTTTCTTTTTCGCCAACTTAGGAGGTGTAGGAGATGGCAGCAAGGCATATATCTAATTTCATACGGATAAATGGAAAGCCGTTTCCAACACCGAAACGGTATCCCAATATGGTAGTTACCACAGCGGTAAATGCTGCTCGAAATGCTAATAATAAGGTTGTTGGTCAGAAAATTGGAAGAGATAACTACAAGATCAACAACCTTGAATGGCCGTACTTGGATGCGAAAACATGGTCCGATATGCTAAAAGAATTTGATAAAAATTATTTTTTCACTGTTCAGTTTTGGGACATGGTAAACAATAACTGGCGAACACTGACTATGTATCCGGGGGACAGGACGGCAGACGTTTTCAAGATCGATTCTGAGGGGAGAGTTCTGTCTTACATAAATTGCAAGGTCAACATTATTGATGCGGGGTGGTAATGAATGTATCAGACTTCACAAGAATATAAAGACTTAATGAAGCGTCCTGTTAGAAATCAATCTTTTATGAAAGTCCAGTTAGGATTGATTAATCAGGATGCTCAACAGTCTGCGGAGCTGCAGGATCAGGAGAAGTATAACGGTTTTTCTGATCCAACATCCCTATACAGTCAGCATACCGTGAAAAGATATGCGACCTATGAAAAAAATATGTTTCGAGCTGATGGTGGAATGTACTTTCTTCCGAGAAGTGAAAATGATTATTCAAAAGATGGAATTACATCGAAGAATCTCTTTGCTGGAACATTTAGTGTGAAATTTGTGTTCGGATGTGGGAAGTCAGACATTAAAGGTCTGACAATTCGGTTTGGAGAAAATTATCCAACTAAATTTACAATCATGACCGATAGTGGTGAAGTGAACCAGTATAATAACGCAAATGCGACATTTGAGACGGACAGCGTATTTGAGAATACGGAATCCATCGAATTGTCGATCATAGAGATGCGTTTCCCAAATAACCGAGTGAGAATTGATTATATTCAGTTCGGACTCGGACTTGAATATGACAACGAATGGATTAAAGAGGCGAGTAGTACAACAAGTTTGTCTGCTATTAATGATGATCTTCCTCAATCAGAATTTTCAATAACCCTTAATAATGATAATCAGATCTTCAACGTGGACAATCCGGCATCTGAAATCAACTTCTTAGAAAGTGGTCAGAAAATCAATGTCTTGATGGGGTATAAATTGGACTCAGGGAGTGTTGAGTGGATGCAGATGCATTCTTTATATGTCCATGAATGGAGTGCTGATGACGAACAAGCAACCATTAAGGCTGTAGATGTATTGCAGTTCATGAGTGATGAGTATCACAAAGGTGAATATTATACGGACGGAATTTCATTGTATGATTTAGCTGAACAAGTGTTTGCTGATGCTGGGATAACGCCTGACGAATACGACATAGACACGTATTTGAAGAAAGTAAAAGTACACAATCCACTTCCAAACGTAACGCACAAGGAGGCATTACAGATCATTGCAAATGCCGGACGTTGCGTACTGGATTATGACAGATATGGACGAATCAGGATCCATTCATTATTCATCCCTGAATGTGAAACAAGTTCCAATGGAACAACTTACTATTCCGATGTGAGCAGTGTCGATGTTCAGAATGAAAAAGATGTTTTTGCAACATATGAAAAAAATGGATGGAAAGCGGATGGGAAATCCTTGTTTCTAAAAAGAGTTGGTGTTTTAAACTCTGGATACGTGAGTGCGGCAATCAGTAAGGATGACGGAACCTTTACGCAAAATCCAGTTATTACACGGACGCTTGAGGCAAAATATAAATCCTATGGACTTTTTATTGAGTTTGGAAATATTCTTCCGAAAAAGTTTATTATACGGACGTACGCTGACAATGTATTGAATGACACACTGGTGATTAGTTCCGGCATCGTTCAGGAATTTGAGATTCAATACGATTTCAAAGAGTATGACAAAATGGAAATCGAATTTACGGAAATGCCATCGAATAGCAGAGTCCATGTAAATTATATCTCCATCGGATCCGAAACGGCGTATAAGATTGAGTATGATGATTTGTATTCTACTCCTATAGGTACGCAGCTTGATAAAGTAAAAAATATAAAGGTTGCAAGATACCTTTACTCAAAAGGCAATACGTTGGATGAGCTTGTTTCTGAAACATTTACCTATGACGGAAATAGCTCTATTTATTATGTTTCTGAGCCGAGTTACGGCTACGTTGCAAGTATTCAGAACGGGAAAAGCGGTCAGTCAGCGTCTATCGTGTCATCAGGTGCTTATTATGTGGAAATTGCCCTGTCAGGTGTTTCTGTTGGGGCAGAGGTGAGCATATCGGTTAGGGGGTATAAATATAACATTTCGACAGCCTATACCGTTCAATCGGTAAATAACCGTGGTAATGATAAGGAATGGAACAACCCGTTAATTTCCGACCTGGAACATAGTAGAGAGCTTGCTGAATGGGTTGGAGATTATTATTCGTCCGGCATAGAATATGAACTTGATTATCGTGGAGAGCCAGCGATAGATTGTGGAGACACGATCCGGCAGGAAAATAAATATGATTCCTCTCTGCAAGCTGTGGTTGAAGAGTCTCAGATTTCATATGATGCCGGAGCTTTGAGTGGTGGACTCAGAACAAGGAGAAAAGGAAATGTGGAAAGAGCCAAAAACAGATTGGTCTGAAAGCGATTACTTCAATTACGAAGATTACAACCGAATCAAAAACAATATAGCGTACCTACAGGGAGTTGCACTAACGCTATATGCTGATGTTTCAATGAAAGAAATGGGGAGCGATAAAGCAAGTTATGCAGACTTTCCGTATGCGGACGAATTTAATTCCCTAGAGGATAATTTAGAATCGCTAATGAATGATACGTTTGCTTTTGCTGATACGGATAAAAAAATGTGGATAGACAACGGCAGAACACCGTCCTACGAAGACTTGAACAGACTGGAAAGCTCCTGCCTTGCTTTTTACAATGGCTATACCACACAAAAGCTGACGCAGCAGAGGTTATCTATTGTGCTGGGGCGAGTTCAGTCAGCGATAAAATGTTAGGAGGGTTAGGAGATGCAATATACACCATTATCTTTAGACTTTAAAGATGAGATATTATCAAGCGTAAATACGCAAAGAAAATATCGTCAGACTATCAATACTGACGGGACAATTTCTTTGGAAGATTTGACTGCGTATGCTCAAAAAGGAACAGTCTATGGAGCAAAAGAGATAATAGAAGAAAGAAAGGCATTGAATGATATCCATGCGAATAAGATTGTATCCTTGAGTGAAGTGAGCCTTGTCACGGAAGAGGGATATTTTGTTGATGCAAAAGCTGTAAAGGAATTGTATGACATGATTACCCCTGTCAGCTACGCACAGTCAATGTTTCATATCCAGCCATTTTATAACGTATCTGCGTTTTCGGCTTACAAAATCGGCAGGGAGGTACATTTCAATGTATCTCTCAATGCTAAAAGCGGAACTACATTAATTGCTAACAACTTGTATGGCATCAATTCGGAGGCTATTCCAGCAGAGCTTAGACCCACTGTAGCAACGCACATCCAGTGCGTAGGATGTTCGCAGAGTTGGGGAAACGGAGTTGCTGTGATGTCGTATGTTGATACTACGGGCGTTATTTATTTCTCCACACCAGCGGTAAGGGATTTTTATAAATTCCATGGCGTATGGATTGCAAAATCGTAGCGAGGAGGCACATATGAATATCTTATTTTTGGACAAAATGAATCTTGTTAATGGCTCCGTGTCTGTGATTGCAAGTAATCTGATACAGATTACAGGGTGTGAACAGAATCTTTCCGGCTTTTATCTTCTTAATGATGCTGGAAACGTTTACGGAAAATACGAAGATTTCACAACATTGTATCGGGTGTTTGATGATGGGTACATTCTTTCCAATGATGGGAGCGTGTATGAGGAGCCTGAACCAGTTCCAATTATGCCGGAAACGCTTGAAGAAGTGATAGAATCGAAAGTAATTGAAATGAATGATACGCAGCAGGCATTAATTGCACAAGGGGTTGATGTTGTTCTATCCGATGGAAGTACCGAACATTTTACGTTGACAGAACACGACCAGACAAGCCTCGTTGGACTGCAAGCACAGGTTATGGCAAGAGAAGAAAATATTCCGTGGCACACGTCTGATGAGGACAAACATTGCAAGTTCTATAGCAATGAGGACATGGCTAGGATTACATCGAAAGCAATGGGATATGTTACATGGCATGTTACTTATTTTCGTGACCTGAGAATTTATATTCGATCACTGAAAAACAAAGAAGAGGTTGAACGAGTTGTCTATGGAATGGATATCCCGGTCAATTATCAGTCTGAGCCGCTGAAAGCAATGCTGGCTCAAAAATCATGAGGAGAATAAGACCGCTGATTTTATTTGGGATTGGCGGCCTTATTTATATGCTACTTGAGGTTGTTGCACGAGGACGAACCCACTGGACAATGTTTATTGTTGGTGGCGTAGCGTTCTTTTTGATTGGGTGCATCAATGAAAAATATCGCAGCATGGCACTTGCGAAACAGATGGTTATAGGGTCGGCAGTGATTACATTATTGGAGTTTGTGTGCGGTTGCATCGTAAATCTATTGCTTGGCTGGAATGTATGGGATTACAGCAATATGCCATTCAATCTGTTGGGGCAAATCTGTCTTCCGTTTTCAATTTTATGGTTTCTTTTGTCTGCCATTGCAGTTGTTCTTGACGATTGGATTCGACATCTGTTGTGGGGAGAAGAAATGCCAAGATATAAATTATTTTAAAAACATTTGTAGATGAGAGAAAGGCAATGGGGTATACAAAAGCATGAAAATCAAAGTAGTAAATCAGCGGCTCTATCTTGAGCCACCTGAGACAGCAGAGGGGACGAGGGAGTATTTACGGGCAGAGTTCGACTTTTCGGAAGAGTGGGAGGGAACTGTAAAGACGGCTTTCTTCCGTGGAGCAGACGGTAATACCTATACACAGCTACTAGAAAATGACGCTTGTACGGTTCCAGCAGTGGCTCTTGCCGCACCCGGGCGGGTCGGAGTATCCGTGTCCGGGACGCTGGGCGAGACGGTCATCACAACTGACATCAAGAGCTTTTCTGTACCGGCAACCTTAAGCGGTGGCACTCCATCAGATCCTGAGCCGACACTGTGGCAGGAAGTGCTGGACAAGTTTGAGAAAGTATCAGAGGTTGAGGAAAAAGTAACTGAGCTGAAATCCGAAATTGCCACTAAAATCACCGCACCAGAGAATCCAGAAGTCGGCAAGGCGTTCAAAATCAAGAGCGTTAATGATGATGGCACGTTTATAGGCGAATGGGCTGATTGCGCTAATCTGGATGTGCGAATCAATGGCGAAAGTATTGTGCAGAATGGTGTTGCCGAGATACCGATTGCAAATAGAGATAATGTTTTTGGTGTTGTTAAAACAGTACCATACGAGTTTTGGGGAACTGGTGTAGGAGCTAGTAGTAATGATGGTCAATTACGACTATATCCAGCGTCTGAGAATAGTATTGACGCACGACAAAAAATAAACAGATCTCCTATTAGTGTAAACAATCTCGATTACGCCGTCAAAGCCGCCATGTGTGACGGTAAAGGTGCTGTATGGACAGCAAAAGAACAGGCGGCGGCTAGGGAGAGGATGGGGGCAGAATCTAGTGACTGGGAAGATGTCATTACATATATAACTTCCAGCGAGGAAGAAGAGTGCACTACTTGTTATATCGACTTCGAACATACATACAGAAAAATATATGTACTGATTGACGAAAGTGCAATTAAAGGTACGACTTATATGTCAGTCAGGTTTGGAGTTATCGGCAAAAATAAGCTTCATAATGTAGCTTTGTTAGCAAATACAAGTCCTGTTTTCAACATAAAACAAAAGTACAAAACATTTTCAGCCGAAGTTATGAATACAGCAGATATATCGTACCGATATACAGCTTCGAGTTCACTGCAATTGTATTCATACTGCGAAAATCCATCTATTGGACGTGTCGGTACACCGTCGATTACGGCTGTTGATGCATCTGCTATTGGAGGAATTACATGGTATGGCAAAATGTATGCTGGCACCAGAATTGTCGTGAAAGGGGTGAGAGCATGAGAGTGGCAGAATACAAACAAACAGGAACACGAACAGAAGAATACAAAGTAATTGTCCCGGCAGAGTATGACGATGAGGGCAACATTATCTCCGAAGAACATGAAGAAACCCGCACCCGTGAAGTACCGATTATGGGAATGGTCTACAGAGATATGACACCAGAGGAAATTGCCGAAGCAGAACGATTACAGGCAGAGATGCCAGAACCAGAGCCGACACCAGAGGAACGACTGGATACATTGGAAACCACAACAGATGACATCGTATTGATGTTAGCAGATATTATAGGAGGAGAAGAATAATGAAGACATTAAGTGGAATCAAGTTAAAAATCATGGTAAGAGCGTTTCGTATCAGAATCAAGAATGGAGAAGATTTTGAAGACATTGCAGCAGATTATCCAGCACTGACCACGGATGACCTGGAAGCAATCAAGGAAGCACTGAATACTAATTAGCAGGAACAACCATCGTGGAGAATGATGCAGAGTGCCATATGGAATGCACGTACAAGGCGAGTGGAAATGAATAATAGAAGATTTGCGGGAATTAGAGGAAGACCGAAAGGCCTTATTTTTTATATAAAATCGTAGAGACAAGAAGAGGAAAGTGAGGAATATGAAAAAAATGGACAAGTTATTTAATGAAATCAGCATTGTATTTGGATTCCTGGGTGGAGTCCTTGCGTACTTTTTAGGAGGATGGGACGTACTGCTTAAGACGATCGTGTGTCTTGCAGTGCTGGATTATGTTACGGGAGTGCTAAAAGGGATCTATTTGAAGCAGCTTTCGTCCGAAACGGGATTTTGTGGATTGCTGAAAAAGATCGTGATGTTTATTGTGATCGCTGTGGCTTACCTGATTCAGATGCTGATCGGTGGCACGATTCCACTCCGGGAAGTGGTTATTACATTTTACATTTGCAACGAAGCGTTGAGTCTTTTGGAAAATGCAGCGGTATTTGTTCCAATCCCGGAACGGCTGAAAGATGTACTTTTACAGTTGAGAGATTCAGATAAGGAGGAAGAATAATTATGGCAACGATTAATGTAGTAGACGTATCGTATCATCAGGGAACTATTAACTGGGAGAAAGTTAAGGCAGCAGGATATCATGCGATCATTCGGTGTGGTTACGGGGATGATCTGACTTCCCAGGATGATAAGCAGTGGAAGAGAAATGCAAATGAATGTACCAGACTGGGGATTCCGTTTGGTGTTTATATTTATTCGTATGCAAAGACAACTGCACAGGCAGAGTCAGAGGCAAGACATGTGCTGAGACTGGTGAAAGGATATAAACTGTCGTATCCGGTATTTTATGACCTGGAAGAATCAGGAACACAGACAGGTGCGGTTGACCGTATGAAGAAATTTGCTGCACTGATTGAAGCTGCGGGATATAAGTGCGGAGTGTATTGCAACAAGTCATGGTGGGACAACTACTTAAGTTCGCTGGGGACAAGATATCCACTGTGGATCGCACGCTATAATAGTACACTTGGGATGAAAGCCGATATGTGGCAGTACAGCTCCGATGGAAGTGTTCCGGGCATTAGTGGACGGGTAGATGTTAATTATTGCTATCGTGATTTTCCAACTGAAATCACAGGAACGAGCAAGCCGTCACAGCCTGCATCCGATCCCAGTGCAGTCGTGCCGATTGGAACAACATTACAGCTTGTGGTAGATACGCTGTCAGGCAAGTATGGTAATGGCGATACACGCAAGGCAAAGCTTGGCAGTCGTTACTCCGAGGTGCAGACATTTATCAATCATATCGCATCCGCATCAGTCTCCACGCTTGCTGCAGAGACAAAGGCGGGAAAATATGGCAATGGTGATACCCGTAAGACGGTACTCGGAAAACGGTATGCAGAAGTGCAGAAAGTAATCAACGGAAGTGGATCAGGAACATCTGCTGTATGCTATACGGTAAAATCCGGTGATACCCTGTCAAAGATTGCAGCAAAATACGGCACAACCTATCAGAAGATTGCAGCGTTGAACGGCATCAAAAATCCGAATAAAATTTATGCCGGTCAGAAACTCAGGGTGAAATAAAAGTAGGGTACTGGAATTAAATTCCTTTACATCATAGAAGGCTACATATAAAAGTGTAGCCTTTTCATTGAAAAATCAGACCGTATCGGATATAATATAAAATCGCATACATAAATTTAAGAGAGGAAAGCTTATA